AGGGAAAACATCCCCAACGTCCCCAACGTCCCCAAACCCGTTGATAGCGCGCGATCTTTTTGTGGGGACGTTAGTGGGGACGTTTGCAGGCGGCGCGCCAACGTCCCCACCAAAAGCGGCAGCTGCGGCGCTTCTTTCCTGAGGCAGAAGCGTCCAGCGTTGCGACTTGTGCAAAACGCCAGCGGTCGCGATGCGGATACTGCGTCCTTCCAAATCGAACACGCGATCGCGCAATTTGCCGAGTGCCTTGCCGAGCCGCGTGCGTTGCGAGCGGTCATTGCCGCTTCCAAGCGAGAGGGGCGGTTCGCAGGCAATGGCGATCTCGTAGACATCGGACACGCCGACCTCAGCGGTGCCAAAGCGGTCCCACCAGGCGGCGACAAGTCCGCGCCACATCGCGCCCTCGGCATCGCTTGCCGCCATCAGTTCGTCGAGATTGCCGAGAAAGCCGTCGACGCCGGCCACCTCGAGAATGCCGCCCATGATTCGCGACCACGACTCGAAGCTGCCGATGCTCTTTGCGCCCGCCGGCTTGCCGGCCGCGATCCAGGCGGTCACGATGATAAGGCAAGCGACGACCAGCTTTGGGCGGTTTGCCTTCACCCATGCCATCAGGTCGGGATGCCGAAAACCGCTGCGCAACCACGGGCGATCCATTTTGGCGTCGAGGCGGATGCGGACGATCCGTCGAGCAATCTCGCGCGAGAATTGCGGATTGTTGCCAGTCGCGACCCATACGCAGCGGATTGGGATGCGGACAATCTCGGAGACGCCCAGAATGCGGTCTTCCCAGTAGGGGGCGGTGAGAGCAGCGGCGAGAGCGGCGGAATCAATCTCGTTATTGATGTTGTCGATTACCGCCATGGCGGGCATCTGACGCAGCTTGGCGGTGATCCGCTTGCGCCATTCTTCGTCGTTGTCGCTGGCGGTCATCACCGAGACGGGACGCCCGGTGACGATGATGGCGATGATATCGATCATCAGGCCGGCGCCGGTTCCGGCCTCCGGCTTCTCGATGAGGTGGAGTGGCGTCGGCCCATCGATCATGGCGCGAACGAAACCGAGCAGGAGCAGCGCTACGGCATGGGCGCGCTCGGCTTCCGAGACGAAGGGAAACTCGCCGAGCAGATCATTGAGGATGAGAGCTGTCGCCTGCGCGATTTCCTGTTCTGTGGGCCTATCGGGAATGAGCGGAAGCTGGAAACCCGGCTCCGGGTGATAAAGGAGCTTCGCCTCTGGATGGTAGCCGGGCTCGGTGAGCAATGTGCCGTTCCTACCGAAAACCGGCGTGTTGACGATCCCGGCAAGAACATGCAGCGCCGGATCGGGAGTGGCGAGGAGCGATTTGACCAAGCCGGTGGGCGGCGCGGCTGGAACGAGCTCATTGTTCTTGCGGATCCTGCGCCAGCTTGCGAGCCGCGCCAGCATGTAGCGCAGTCGCTCTTCGCTGAGCGCAGCGGCCATCGGGCGGCCCTCGTCGTCCGGCACGATCCAGGACGGCACGCCGCCGGCGCGGAAGAGCCATGGCCTGCGGTTGGAAGCGAGAAGCAGTGACCATGCCTGGTCGCCCGCGCGGGAGAGATCGCCTTCATCAGCACGCAGGCTCGGCAGAGGCGGCGACGGCAGCGCAAAGCCAAACGGGAGATGGCGGCCCATTACGGGCCCTTCGGTATCTCGTTCGGCCATGCCGGCATGGGCTGCGCGAACGAGATCAGCGACTGCGCCCGGCCCATCGCTCATCAGCAGGTCATTGAAATCCGTATCTGGTGCGGGCGGCTGGCAGATCGCCACCTTGCGGCCTTCGGCCTTGAGCTTGCGGGCGGCGGTTTCGGCGGCGCGCAAGCCGGCGCCAGACAAATCGTTGTCTGCGAGAATGAGAATCTCGCGGGCCTCAGGCGGCACAAGCGCCTGTTCGAGATGACTGGTGGAAAGCGCGGCCCAGACCGGTAGCTCGCTCACGGCCGTCATGACCGCCAGCCCGGTCTCGATGCCTTCGCACAGGCCGAGCCGTCCATCGTCGCCCGTCGAGGCCAAATGCACCGCGCCCCCGGAGACTTTGCCCAGCATCTTCTTTGGATTTGGTATGTCGGCCTTCGCGGCGCCGTCGGGCCGAAGATAGATGCGATGCAAAGCGAGGATTTCATTTTTGTAGTTGCGCACGACGCCGATGAGCGCGGGCCAACCTGCTTTCGTCTCCCAATGGGCAAGATCGGGGTGGAAAAGCAGATCGTCGCATTGCGGAACGGCGAGCCCACGCGAACGCAAATATGTTTCGGCAAGCGTGCCGGCGATCGCCGCCGCGCGTGAAAGGATGATGGCGATTTCCCGCTGGTTGTCCTTTTCCCTTGATGCTGGTGGGGGGTCGCGGCGGGCGGGCGTAGCCGGAGTCCAACCGACGATGTCGGCGGCGTACGCGTCGAGGTCACGACCCGTAAGGAGAGTGCTGTTTTCCAGCGCGCTCAGCGGCCCGCCACCTGCGCCGCCATCATGGTCGTACCAGTCGCCCGCATGCTGTCCCTTAAGGGCGATGACACAGGAGCCGTTCTTGCGGGGAGCATCGCCGCGAATATTGGCCAGCCGCCATTCGTCGCCTTCGCGCCGGCCATTGGGAAAATGCCGCGGCACCCAAAGATGCGCTGTGTCGCGTAGCCGGCGCACGATTTCGTCGAGGTCAAAGCGCTCAACCGGTCGCGGCGGAGTTGCCTCGTTGAGGTCGATCATTGCATCGCCTCCGGCGGGATGACGCCACGGAAAAAGCTCCTGCCGAACTCGCACGCCCTTTGGTTGTCTGCCTTCTTGACCATGGCGCGCCTCAATCGAGCAGAACCAGGCCGCGCTCGGCGCGGGTAATCGCCGTGTAGAGCCAGCGCGCGCGGTCCTGTGATGTGCGCCCAAGCCCGTCGTCGAAGACGATCACGTTTTGGAACTGCGCCCCCTGGCTCTTATGACAAGTGATGGCCCAGCCCCAGACGCACTCGATCGTGGAGCGCTTCTTGTGGTGATCGCGCCGCTCTCGGTCGGGATCGGGGGCGATGTGGTCGTCGAAATGGCCGCGGTAGATGCGAAACCGCTCGCGGCTCCCGTTTGCCTCACCGCCAACCTTGCGGCCGTCCTCAGTCGTGATCGCCGCTTTGAAAGCAATGTCGTCGCCATCCTCCTCGATTTCATCGAGACTGACGAACATGCCGTTGACTAGGCCGATATCGTTGCGATTGCGTAGACAAATCAGCTTCTCGCCTGCGCCGGTCGGATAGGGCGCGACGAAGCCCGCCGTTTGTTTCATGGCAAGGTTGAGCTGAATACGCGTGGCATTACGCCCGCAGATGACCTGGCCGGCCCTGAGCAGGGCGGACGGGTCGACATCGGATCGGCGCATCTTCCAGACGAACTCATCGTGCTCGCCATAGGGAATGGGTTTTCCCTCGCGCGCCCAGGTCGCCAGTCTAATAATGGCACTGTCGCCCGCCTGGCGGTGCACTTCGGTTAGAAGGACGTCGGGCTGGCCCGTGTCGAACGCGCCTTCTCCCTTGACCGGTGGCAGCTGGCCGGGATCGCCGAGAACAAGGGTCGGCTTGCCAAAGGCGAGCAGATCGCGCGCCATCTCGGCACCGACCATGGAGACCTCGTCGAGCACGAGTAGCTTGGCGTCGCGGAGGACAGATTCGGAATTGAGCACGAAGCGCGGCTTGTGGACGTCCTTCAGCCGCAGCTCGAGCGAACGCAGCCGCGACTCCTCGAACAGGCGCTCAGCGATACCGAGAGACGGCAGCTTGGCATGTATTTCGGCGACCTCCACCTTGAGTTTCTCGATTTCCTGCGGGCTCGCTTCGGAAACGCGGTAGATCAGTGAGTGGATGGTGGACGCCGGCGTGCCCTTGCGCGTCATCACCAACGCGGCCTTGCCGGTGAAGGCCGCATAGAGCACATCGCCCATCTTCGAGTTCGATGCCGATGTCGAGAGACCCAGCTCCTCGATCGCGTAGCGGACGATGGTGCTCTTGCCGGCACCCGCATACCCGAAAACGCGACACACCTGTTGCTGCTTGGTCCGGTTCTCGAACCAGTCCTTGATTGTGGTGATCGCGGCGCGCTGGCTTTCGGAGAGGGTGATGGTCATGCCTGCCCCCCAGGCACGATTGCGTGGCATCGGACGCGGTATGGGCAGAATGTGCAGATAAAGAAATCTGGATTGTCGGAAATGCGCGGCAGCAACTCGCGAGCCTCGACGGCTCGAATCACGGCGACGGCCTTGTCCGACAGCGCCTGTGCGGCGGCTGGATCGAAAGGCACGAGCTCATAGCGGAGCGCTTGCGTATCCTTGTCGAGCGCAACGAACAGCGTGTGCTCGATGGCGAGATAGGCCATGTAGATCTGGATCTGAGCCCAGTAGATCGGCTTCGACGTTTTGACTCCCTGCTTGACGAGACCCTGCCAGGATGACGATCTAACTGCCTTATGTTCGAAAAGGATGGGGAACTCGATGCCGACGTCCGGGCCGTCGACGATCACCCCGTCGATGTGTCCACAAAATCGCCCCTCTGCGGCCGAAAAGCCGAACTGTTCCCCATTGCGTTTATGTGTCCGCAGAACGAAGCCGGCGAGACGCAACCACCGGATAGTCATTTCCTCGAAACGATGGCCGGCTTCAAAAATCCGCAGCATGCGGCCGGAAAAATCGGTGCCGTCATCGACCGGGACCTGCATCAACTCGTAGCAGAGGCGGCGTACACAGGGTTCGCCGATGCGCGAGGCGCCGAGATAATCGCGCGCAGGGATGGCGGCACGCTCTACCATGAGCGAGGCGTCAATGAGGGCATCAATGCGCTCGCCGATCGGGGGCGGCACGGGGTCGCGCCCGTAGACGAAACCGGAATGGTGGTTGAGGTCGATCAGCATGACCATCGTGGTCACCAGGGAATGTCGTCGTTGAGCGTTTCGCGGCGCATCGCGTCCCGGAAGCCGTCGATGCAGGCCTCGATAATGCGATCGATCTCCCCGGCCGATCGGTCGTGGAACGACGTCATCAGGCCGAGCTCGATCAGCACCTCCGCGAAATTGCGCCGAGCCGCCTTGATCGCCTTTGTCTCGAACTCGGTCTTATCGATCATTCCCCGGTTCCTTTTGGCGATTGCGGCGCCAATATTGAGACAGCGCATCGAGCAGAAGGCGAAGGTCGGGTAACGGTCGGGACGCAGCTGATGCGTGTAGTAGAGGCCCCGGGTTTGCCGGCTGCAGAGGCAGCAGGCCCTCAGCCCATGAGTAGCATCGAGAGCTTCCGCGACCCGGACTCGTTGGGCGCCCGCGCTATCCGCTGCGACGCCAGCACGATGAAGCGGCTGATCGCGTTCTGCGCCATCGCCTCGAGCTCGGGCATGGTCAAAGAGCGGATTGGCTGGTGAAGCTTTCCTCTTCCTTCGAGCCATTCGCCGATCGCCTTGCCCGCTTCATGCGCAACGTGCGCCTCCCACTCGTCATCGGTCATGGCTCAGCCATTGAGCCAAGCCGGACCGGGTGGCTTGGCTGTCGGTGCGCTGGTGCCGGATGATGGCTGTGACCAGGCTGGCGCACCGGGGGTCTGCTGCGACCGAGATTGCGCAGCTGTCGGCTGTCCACCGTGTCCGTTCGCCTGAGTCCAAGCTGGCTGGTTGCCCGCGGCTTTGCTGCCGGCCCCCCGTGAGCGGCTCGGGCTTGGCGGAACGTCCTTGCCATCCATGACCAGTTTCCATTCCTTCTCGGTCGGCAGCACCACGCGGTCGAGGCGGTTCTGATCGGCGTAGCGGGGATCCTCACTCGGCTCGATCTTGATCTTGGCGATGAAAGTGATGCCGCTGAGATCGAAAAGGCCGCGCAGGATGCGCTTCTGCTTGGCCGCATCGCTCATGTCCTTTGGGTCGAGCCCGAGCGCGCTGTCGATCATGGCGCGGAAGGTGCTCTTGGAGATCTTCCAGGCGATCGAGACGCCGTTCTCGTCGACCTTGCCGCCCTGGACCGTGAACATCTGCCAGAACTTGCGCTTGGCGTGCGGCCCATCCACCACGGTGAATTCACAATCGAGCATCCGTACATCGCTCGTGGGATCCTTCGGTGCCTTGAGCAGGGCGTGGTCGATCTCGCTCTGACCGTCAATCCCGCCAGGGCGAATGAGCATGGTGACCTTGGCGAAGGTGCCGTCGGGAATGAGTTCGCCAGTCTTCTGCGGCTCAGCGTCGTTCATGTCGAACATGATGGTCATCCTTTGCTGGGGTGGTTGATCTTGCGGAGCAGCGCGCCGAGGTCGGCCGGTTCAGTCACATCGAGACGGCCGCTGCGGTCCTTTGCGGGCAGACCGAACGGATTCCCTGCCTGGCAGACTAGACGACGAAGTCGGCCTTGCTCGGGATCGTGTCGGAGATTGCTGCCCTCGGCGGTGAACAAGCTCAAGGTGATTACCTCGTCGACGATGCCGGGGAGTTCGCGCCCGGCTTTGCCGCCTTCCAACTGCGGTTGCCAGATCGCGCGATTGAACTCATCGGTTATCTTTTCCAGGATCCCGACGAAGATCACGGTCTTGCCCGGCGCATGTTGCAGGTGCTTGAGAAGCCCGATGACCTCGCGCGCAAGCAGGCCATACGCGCCACGCGTGTCCGGCTTGCCGGTTTTTTCGCTGAACGCCTCGGGCCGCGTCTTGGCCCAGGTCATAGCCTGGCGGGTGAGGTCGGTGATCGAATCGACGAAGATGATCCGTTTCGATGCAATTATTCGAACGAGATCAGGGTAGGTGTCGGCGAGATGGTGGTAATGGTTCTCGCAGAACACCGTATTGTCGTCGGCGGCCGGATTGACGCCGCCGATCAAGCAGCCGATGTCGGTGGCATCGTTGAAGGTCCGCACCGGAAGGCTGTCTCCCGGCCAGTCCTGCACGGACTTCATCCCGGCTTCGAGGTCGATGCACATGGTTTCGGCGGCGGGTAGCGTCTTCAACAACGACGTCTTGCCAGCACCAGATGGCCCGAAGATCGCCATCGTGGTCTTGCCGGAGGCCTCGGCCAGCCGCTGGTCGGCGCTGATGATACGCAGGGCCATCACGCCGCCTCTCTGTGAGCCGTATTCGGCGTTTCGATCCGATAGAGGGGGCGGCCGGTCTCTACTGTCCGTGCCGGGATGAACAGCTCGCGGACCGGTCGCGGCCAATTCGCAAAGGCAGCTTCCGAGACTTCGAGCCTAACCTTGATGTAGTCGGCGGGATCGTCGCCCCAGCCGGTGCGGATGATCTCGACTGCGTGCTTGAGTTTTTCCCGGTCCCACTTCACACGCTTCGGCAGGTCGGCGACGATAATGAAGCCGTTGTCCTCGAAGCGGACCACGCCGGTATCCTTGTTCTCCTCGGCCCGTCGCTGCCGGGCGCGGGCACCGTACTTGAGGTCGAGGGCATCGCGGATCCTGTCTTCGATCAGCGCGAGCGCGGCTTTCTGCTCGGCGAGGTCGTCGAGCACGCAGGCGAGTTCGGGAGCCGACAGTGCGGCGATCTCGCCGGGGCCAAGGTCGCGCACGTGTTCGGTCAGAATGGCAGGCATGATCGCTCTCCTCAGGCGGCAATTGCGTGCAGAGGTTCAGCGCTCGGTGCGACCGCCGCCGCAGTGGAAGCGAGTGGGACCG